AAAAAGCAAACGAAAATCATTTTGGTTTTGGAGATATAAGAGTAACGGAACCCGCTCAGTTTACAGAGTACCCTGAAGGAGGATTTTATGATTGGCATATGGATTGTGATGTGAGCATGCAACATGAACCTCCAGTTAGAAAAATATCAATGACTGTTTTATTAAACGACCCTTCTGAATTTGAAGGTGGAGACCTAGAATTAATGGCTCCCGGTAAATTTGCAAATCTTAAACAAGGTCATGCAATTTGTTTTGCGTCGTTTTTAAATCACAGAGTTAATCCAGTAACTAGAGGTATGAGACAATCTCTTGTTGTATGGTTTGGAGGCAAAGCTTTTAGATGATTAGAGAAGAATTTTTTCCAACAAGTGTTTTTGGTAAAGACATAAAATTAGATAATGATAAGTTAGCACAAGACATTGTTAACTGGTCTAATCAGGATAAAGGAGTACAGAAAACAAATTATAAAGGATGGCATTCTACAACTGATATGGCATCAAAACCAGAGTATCAAAATTTAGTTAATGAGTTAATGACTATGTGTAAAGATATGTTTAAAGAAGAATGGTTAGATAGAGAACCCGTCCTTGGTAATATGTGGGCAAACATCAATCCTAAAGATGGAATGAATCAACCCCATATACATCCAAACTCATTATTTTCAGGTGTGTACTATGTTAAATCAAACCCACAAGCAGGAAGATTAAAGATATATGACCCTAGACCAGGAGCACAAATAGTAATGCCTGCAAGATTAGAAGGACAACCTCCTAAACATTTATGGAGAGATGCAAACCTTGATCCATTTCCAGGAAGAATTATAATGTTTCCTGCTTGGTTATGGCATTCAGTAGAACCTAATCAATCAAATGATTTAAGAATATCAGTAAGTTTTAATTTTATACAACAAGGATTTTGATGTTAATTCATAAAGATAAAATGATGTTTAGAAATTGCAATAAGTTTTTAAATACTGAAAAAGGTAAAAACGCTCAAAAAGATAATGATGGATATAAAAAATTAAGAGATAACATAGGTGAAAAAGGAATGATTAATCCCATCTTGTGTATAGAAGAAGATAATATGTATAAAATATGTATTGGTATGAGAAGATTTATAGCTGGATTAGAATTAGGTATGACAGAATTTGAAGTTAAAGTATTACCTAATGATACTCGAGATTTATTAGTAAAAGAAAAACAACAATATAGGCATACAGATGTTCAATAAATATCAAGTAATCAAAGGAGCACTTAGCTATGAGCTAGCTAATTTTATATTTAATTATTTTCTTCTTAAAAGAGATGCTGTTGAATTTATGTATAAAAATAACATAACCTATGACAATGGTATGTTTGGTACATGGACAGATGCACAGATCCCCAATACTTACTCTCATTATGCAGATCCTGTAATGGAGACTTTATTAATGAAAGTATTACCAGTCATGGCTTCTGAGACAGGATTAGATTTAATCCCTACTTATTCATACGCAAGAATTTATAAGAACGGAGATACTTTACATAGACACAAAGACAGACCAAGCTGTGAGATATCGACAACAATAAACTTGGGTGGTGAGCCATGGCCTATATTCATTGATGGAACAGGTGCTAATAATGTAGTCAATGAAAAACAAAATTTAGTTAAACCAGACGCTCCTGCAGGCACTAAGGTCTTGCTTGAAGTAGGTGATATGCTAGTATATAGTGGTTGTGAACTTGAACATTGGCGAGAGCCTTTTGAAGGTAACATATGCGGTCAAGTATTTTTACATTATAATCATGTAAATGGCCCATTTGCTGAGAAAAACAAATTCGATGGAAGACCTATGTTAGGCCTACCTGCATTTGTAAAATAGCAAGTTCTATACTACTACTAACTTTTGTTGTAAAATAAGATTATGCCTTTAACAAATGTACAAATAGCACCAGGATTTAATAAACAAGTAACAGAAACAGGCGCAGAAGGTCAATGGACTGATGGCGATTTTGTTAGATTTAGATACGGACTACCTGAAAAAATAGGAGGTTGGCAGCAGCTGACAACAAACACTTTAGCAGGAGTTGTAAGAGAACAAATTGTTTGGGCAGATTTAGATGGTAGACGTTACGTTGCTTTAGGTACTAATAAAGTATTAGCTATTTATTATGAAGGTTCTTTCTATGATATTACTCCATTAGCTGCGGTAATTACCGGAGCAACTTTTACTACCGTAAGTGGTTCACCAACAATCACGGTTAATAAAATAGCACATGGATTAGCAGAAGGCGATTATTTTACTTTTACTTCAGTAACCCCACCAGTTGGTGCTGGTTATGTTGGTTCAGATTTTACTACAAATAGTTTTGAAGTTGTAGGTGTTCCTAGCTCAGATACTTTTACAATTACAATGGCAGCTAATGCAGCAACTACTGTTGCTACAAGTGGATCAGCTAGTCTTAATCCTTATATTCGTTTTGGTCCATTAAACCAATCTGCAGGTTTTGGTTGGGGTACCTCTGGGTGGGGAGGAGCTTCTGGAATTGTAACAGTATTAAATGGTGCATTGTTAGATGACACTGCAGGTACGGGTGGTGCTGGAACAAGTATAACTGTTATCTCAACAACAGGATTTCCAACAACAGGCACAGTATTAATAGGAGCAGAATATATTTCTTACACAGGAATAACAACGACTAGTTTAACTGGAATTACAAGAGATGTTGGGGGCACAAGATCAGCGCATTCTAGTGGTGCTTCTGTGGAAGCTGTTACAGGTTGGGGTTCAGCTTCATTATCGTCAAGTGTATCTTTAGAACCTGCTTCTTGGTCTTTAGATCATTTTGGAGAAAAATTAGTAGCTACAGCTAAAAATGGACAAACTTTTGAATGGGACCCTATTCATGCAGACCCTTTAGCTCTAACAACAAGAGCAAATACAATATCAGGGGCACCTACAGCATCAATTATGTCAATAGTATCTGAAAGAGATAGACACCTAATTGTATTAGGAACCGAAACAACTATAGGATCTCCTTCAACAAAAGACCCGATGTTTATTAGATTTAGTGATCAAGAAAACTTATCTGATTATACTCCTACTTCAGTTAATACTGCAGGTACCTTTAGATTAGATAGTGGTACTACAATTGTTGGAGCTGCAAAAGCTAAAGATTATATTTTAATAGTAACGGATACTTCTGCATACGTGATGCAGTTTGTTGGACCTCCGTTTACTTTTTCAATAAGACAAGTTGGAAGCAACTGTGGATTGATTGGCCAGCATGCAATTAAATATGCTAATGGTAGAGTATGGTGGATGGGTCAAGCAGGTGGTTTTTTTGTTTACGATGGTACGGTTAAATCAGTTCCTTGTTTAGTAGAAGATTTTGTCTTTACAAACAAAGGAGATAATTTAGGATTAAACTATAATAATGGAGAACAGATTTATGCAGGTTTAAATCATTTGTATGACGAAGTTAGTTGGTTCTATCCTAAAAGTACATCAACTGCTATTGATAGGACTGTGACTTATAACTATGTAGAAAATACTTGGACAACAGGATCTTTATCAAGAACGTCTTGGCAGGATTCAACTTTATATTCTAACCCATACGCAACAGAGTTTAATGGAACAGCGATACCAACTTTTCCTACAATTCAAGGAATAACCAACATCAATGGAGCTTCAACTTATTACGCTCACGAAGTAGGCAACAATGAAGTGGATGCTGTAGGTAATAAAACAGCTATTGAAGCATTTATACAATCTGGAGATTTTGATTTAGGGGAAGGTCAGAATTTTATGAGTATGAGAAGATTTGTACCTGATTTTAAATTACTTACAGGTAATGCAGAGATTACTATTAATTTAAGAAGATACCCAAATGACGCTTCAACATCGTCGCCTCTCGGCCCTTTCACTGTAACAAGCTCTACAGATAAAGTGGACACTCGTGCAAGATCTAGATTTGCTAGTGTAAAAATTGCTAATACATCTACTGATCAGAATTGGAGATATGGTACTTTTAGAGCAGATATTCAACCTGATGGAATGAGATAATGGCAAGAGTAGATATAATAATACCAGAACCAACACCACAGTATACTGAAGAAAATCAAAGACAAGTGGCTCAGTCTTTACAAACTTTAAAAGATAAGTTAAATACTTCCTATCAAGAAGAAATTAAAAATGAACAAAACACCTTTAATTATTTTATGTCATGACAATTAGATATAAAAGCGAAACATTTGATTTAACTACGACTAATATTACGACAGTTTTAACTTGTCCTGCAGATGGAACTATTATTGTTAAAAATGTACAAGCAGTTCACGATACTGCAAGTGGTGTAGATACAGATTTATTTATAACAAAATCAGGAGCTTCCCGTGTTCAAATAGGACATGTTTCTTTAAACAAGTCTACCGACAATTTAATTAAAGAATCTCTAAACTTAGAAGCAAGTGATGTCCTTGAAATGCAAGCAGCTACAGCTAACGAAATTACAGGTGCTGTAAGTTATGCCTTAATAGATAGGTCACAGGAAAATGGCTAGAAAATTTAAAGACTATCACGAAAGAGATAAGCCTAAAAAAAGAGGTCCTCGAAAACATAAGAAGTCTTTATCTAAAAGTGAGAAGAGACAGAAAAGACTAAAACGTTATAAAGGCCAAGGAAAAGGCTAGACAAAAACTGTAAATAAAGGTATAAAAAAATATGGCTGATTTAATTAAAATACCCGCAGAAGCAAAAGAAATTATTAAACACAAAAGAACAGGCAAAGTATATGCTAGTAAAACTGATTTTGATAACGATGTTGCTGATGCCAACACTGACACTACTGTGGATGACTTTAGACAAGACCTTGAAATTAAAGTTACTAAGGTTTCTATGGGAGCGTTAACTAAAAAATAATGCAACCCCGTGGTGCCACTGAGCTACAAATGGAAATGCTTCACAAGCATGTTTCAAAAGAGCTACTAGATCAAGTACAGATATGTACTTCTATTCCTGGTAAGGTTCCAATTGATCCTAATAAAATAAATATACTTTGGCAAAAGAATTCTTGGGATCAACCAAACCTAAAAACATTCTTTTCAGATAAATCAAGACATAGTGAATATGATTGGTATGTATTCAATAGTCATTGGAATTATGAAAAATTTAGATATTTTTTTGATATACCAACTGAAAGATCTGTAGTTATTAAAAATGGTATAGATAAATTTCCTAAAAGAAAAATATATAAAAAAGGCGATCCTATAAAATTAATACATCATTGTACTCCTTGGAGAGGATTAAATGTTTTATTACGTGCAATGCAAGAAATTAAAAATCCTAATATTATATTAGATGTCTATAGCTCAACGCAAGTCTATGGCGATAACTTTAAAAAAAATAATGACGATCAATTTAAACCTTTGTATGAACAAGCTAAAAAATTACCAAATGTAAATTATATTGGTTATAAACCAAATGAGTATATTAGAAAGAAGATGCCTAATTATGACATGTTTGTTTATCCAAGTGTGTTTGAAGAAACTTCATGTGCATCAGCATTAGAAGCTTTAGCATCTGGAGTTCATGTGGTAACAAATAATTTTGGAGCTCTATATGAAACATGTGCAGAATGGCCTGTATATGTAAATTATACTAGCAATTATGAAACAATGGCTAAAGATACAGCAGCAGCTATTGAAATTGCAGCAGGATACTTACATGAAAATTTTATACAAGATCATTTAGAAGAACAACAAAAATTTTATAAAAGATTTTATAGTTGGCAAAAAAAAGGAATGGAATGGACAAGTTTTTTAAAAGGAGCAATAAATGAAAAAAAGTAAAACTTATATAAACGAAGATACTTATCAAACATTAAAAGATTTAAAAGTGTCTTCTCAACCTGGGGAAAAGGCAATTGTTCCTATGTGGAAACCAGACAGAGAAGTACAATTAAAATTAAAAGATCCTATATCTTTATTTGTTGCAACACCAGTACACAGTGATTGTTCAATTCATTATACTCAAGCGTTATTAGAATTACAAAAAGTATGTTTACATAAAGGTATTAAAGTAAGTTTTCAACTAATGAAATCTTCTTTAGTTACACAAGGTAGAAATTTATGTGTAGCTGGATTTTTAGAATCAGATTGTACGCATATGTTATTTGTTGATTCAGACATATATTTTCATGCAAATTCTATAATATCAATGCTTGAAAAAAAAAAAGATTTAATATCTATACCTTATCCTCTTAAAACTTTAATGTGGGATAAAGCATTTAACAAAATGAAAGAAGGTGAATTAAAAAATGCAGAGGATATAAGAAAATCCTTGCATACTTATCCGATGAAATTAGAAAACGCTAATGACATAAATATAGTAGAAGGTGTAATAGAAGTAACTCATAGTCCAACAGGATGTATGCTAATTAAAAGATCTGTGTTTAATAAAATGATTAAGGCTTATCCAGATAAGAATATTGTCCAAAAAACTGTTATTAATGGAAAGTACGTGGATAAACCTAATATGTGGAATTTTTTTGACTGCACTCATGATCCTGTGACAAAAACCTATTTAGGTGAAGATTTTTCTTTTTGTCAATTATGGAAGAATATAGGAGGTAAATGTTATGCCTATATTATGGATCCTATCGTACATGTGGGAGAACATAGCTATGAAGGTTGTTTCTATGACGAGTTGATAAAGCGTAAGTAAAATGCTAATATTGTACATAACAATAAAAAATTATTATGGATCCATTCACTATAGCAGCAGTAACATTCGGTGTACAAAAACTTAGAGGTAAGTCCACAAACAGAGCTTTAAGAGATGGTATATTTGCAGGTAGTTTAGGTCAAGCTGCAGGTATGGCAGGTCTTGGAGGTTTTCAATCATTTGGTGCTGCAGGAGGCATGGGTGGTGCCAATGCTTTAGCAGGTCAAGGGATAAAAGGACAGTT